TTTAGGATTCATTGGTTCTTGAAGTTTCATTTATCTAGCCTCACTTTCTTTACCCACAATAGTTTGCCTTTAAGGAAAGCCTTTTGGATACCTGTTGTATCATCAAAGACTACGGATATTTCAGACTTTACCTTTGATTTGATTCTCAGGATAAGGTCATCATAGATTTCTTTTGCATTTGACATGGAAATTATACTCCTTTTACGATTTAGGGATAGCGTTAGCTATCGCTAAGCTATTCATCTTTAAGGATACTACCTCTCTTGATTTTGCTAACAAGGACGTCATATAGTTTATGCATCACAGAGCCGAAAACAAGGTTATCTGATAGTCTGGCCAGCTCATGGTAGTCAAGACTGCCTAAGCCGTTCAAAAGCACTAATGCGTCTTCTTCAGACATTATTATGGTGTATTCAACTTGGGTTTGTTTGGAGATGATCATTCGTTGTCCTCTAGGTGATACCCGATTAGGTTAATGAATTTGACTAGCTCATCGTATTGGTTATAGCCTTGGTAGGTTAAGGCTTTAGCGATTACTTCAGCATTCATGAAGATAGACGCTAACATGTTATGTTCTTCGAGATTACTTACGCTGATTCGTAGAGTGTATGGTTGGAACAGTATAGGATAATCGGAGCATTTAGAGACTTCCATATTAGTACTGATCCTCTGCTTCTAATGCGTCATAGATAGACATACATATTAACGTCATACGTTTATGTACTTCTGGGTTGCTTACATTAGTGACGTCTGGTATGCTTGGATAGAATGAGAACAACGACATCATATCGTAGAATTGTTCTTGTGTGTCTACGGATATAGTTAACTCGAATGGCTGGAAGGCTACTGGGTTAATTCGTTTGGTTATGGTCTTCATATTATACCTCAGTGATTAATGATTGAACAGTTTCTTTGCAGTTAGTACATACGAACATTGCACTCTTGATACCGAATGGGCTGTGAGTGACGCTTAATACGTTGACGTCTTCTGAGTTGTGTTCTAGATGACAGTTTTCGCAGTGTACAAAGTAGAGATGTTTGTGCATATGTTAAAAAATTGTTAAAAGTGTGTCTTTTGGTGTAAAAACAAGTTTGTCTGTTAAAAAATAACAAAAACACATCAAAAACGTTAAAAAATAAGATTCATTACTGGACAGTAAAATTATTACTGCTCAGTAACTTTTTAGACTGTTTGTTCAGGTTTTTACCCACAAAAAATCCCTCAAGACTTCCCTCAATTCTCGCCTGTTTCTCAGCAAAATCATCGAGTTACTGTCCTGAGAGGATTGTCTTTAGGGATTTAGCTTAGATTCTGCTAAGGCTTCCTGCCTTGCCTCCTCTGTTCTGTGCCATTTTTCCTCTGCTTTTAAAAAATCCCTGTGTTTTGTGATCTGATACCATATACCTCTCTCCACTTTTGTCATAGAAGGAAGTTCTTCCATGATGTCTACTAGTGCATTCAGTTCTTCAGGTGACATATCTAGGTAATATCTACCATAAGCTTGTCTTAAGAATGCCATTTTACTGTCCTTCCACTATTTGATCATAGATTGCTGTGTATTCTATGATGATTCCATTGAGTTCTACCTCATTTACCATGTTTTCTAGTACACTTCTGTTGTCTGACACAGCATACAGCAGTGTTTCTCCTGTTGTGTCTGGTGACATGATTACTTTACAGCCGAACTCATGTACTGACTCCACGACTTCTTCTGTTGTACACCCAAAGTCTCTTGCCTTGAGTGGGTTTAAGAGTAAATAACGTGCTTTCATTAGGTTTCTCCTTAAGCTTCTACGATTTCATTAAACCAGTTAGATGAAGACCATCCTGAGGTTACACCGAACTTCACTTGTTTGCCAATTAAGCTACGAGCAACTTTATACTGCTTACGTGCGTGTTCAACATCACGAGTAATAGACAGTTTACGAACAATATCGTTACTATCTACTGCATACAGGTATCTGTTTGATGAGTCTGTATAAACTGCCATCAATGTAGATGACTCCATTGTAAATGAAGCTGTTGTTGTGTCGCCTTTAGTGGCAAATCCGAATGTTAAGGTAGTCATATTATTCCTTTGGTAATGACATTAATGAAATCTTGGTACTTACCCCAAGTGGTCTCTCCGTAAGCCCGAGAAGAGCTGAGATTAGATATGAACAATGTGAACGGTTACATCTTCTCTCTTGTATTTAAGTAAGTCTTTAGCAAACAATACTCTGTCAATCAACTTGTTTGTTTTGTTACAGTATACTAAGTACATATTATTCCTTTTCAGCAATTTCTAAGATAAGAATAGCTATCTGTACACCAGCACAGACACCACTAGCAATTAGACCAATAACATGGAACCAATCGTATACTTCTTCGTACTGTACCTTATCGACACAGAACACTAACAGCTGAGACCACAACACCATGTAAACAGCGTGCATTAACTTAGTCATATTAATCTCCTTGAGCTATGACATACAGAGCAGGATCGCTCTCGACTACCACCAGAGGAAGGGAGGTAGACGACAGCAAGCTCGCACACCACAGGAACAAACAACAAGAGAAACAAGGGGGTGCTCAAAGCTAAACAGGGTACGTATAAATAAACATTGATTCTTTTAAACACACACAAAGACTTCTACCCACGACATTCTCCAAAGACCTCCCCTATAAAGGTAGGGGTACCCCAAAGACGTATACAAAAGATTACATTTCCAAAATTTATTAGAATTATTTTTTTAAATTAAATCAATAGGTTAGTCGGTACATAATAGAGAAACATTTTTTATAAAGTTATATGACAAATCAAAACAATTCTGAGAAGCTAGAGGCTCTGAGGGAATTAAAGAAGCGTGAGAAATTAAACGCTTACAAAGGCGACTTTGAATTATTCGCCAAAGAACAATTAAAAATCTTACCCAAGGACTCCTCTAAAGGATTCCAATCTTTTGAGTTCAATGAAGCTCAGAAGATTGTGAATGAAGCACTTGAGAAACAACTCAAGGAAACAGGGAGAGTCAGAGCTATTATTCTTAAAGCTCGACAGATGGGATTAAGTACATACACGACAGGTAGGGTATTCTGGAAGAGTTACTTTAATGCTTACAATAAGTCAGTAGTTATGGCGCATGATGCGGCTACCAGTGATGCATTGTTTGGTATGTCCAGGAATATTATTTATAACATGGCTGATACATTCAGACCCGTGTTAAAGAAGTCAAATGCAAAAGAGATTATGTTTGAGCATAATGATTCAGGGTACAGGCTATATACAGCTGGTGCTCCTGAGGCTGGTAGGGGAACGACTCCTACGATTGCTCACTTATCCGAGGTAGCCTTTTGGGGGCATGATGAAAAGATTTTAGCTGGGTTGTTTCAAGGAATATCCCAGTCCGAAGGGACTGAAGTTATTCTTGAGAGTACTGCTAATGGGGTAGGGAATTCATTTCACAGGTTATGGCAGGGAGCTGTAAAGGGTGAGAATGACTATATCGCTATCTTTGTTCCATGGTACCTGATGCCAGAGTACCAGAGGAAGTCTCCTGAAGGGTTTGAGAGAACAACAGAAGAAGAAGTATTAGTCACAAGGTACAATCTAACTGATGATCAGTTATACTGGAGAAGGTTAAAGATTGCAGAGGGTGGAGAGAATAAGTTCAGGCAGGAGTACCCTGCGACACCTGAGGAAGCCTTTATTGTTTCTGGCTCTAATGTATTTAACATTGAGAAGCTAAGTAAACTTATACCTCAACCAATATTAGCCAAGAGAGAGTTTAACTTTGAATCTTCTATGATGGAGGATATCAGAGATGGATCTATTGAAATATTTAAGTATCCTACTTTTGAAGATGCTTTTGCTATTGGGGCTGACGTTGCTTTGGGTGTTGGCAAGGATTATTCTACAGCAGTGGTCATTAATGCCCAGAGGGAAGTGTGTGCAGTTTATCGCAGTAATACGATTGATCCTAGTCAGTTTGGTGATTTATTATTTTATTTAGGTAGGTACTATAATAATGCTTTGTTAGCAGTAGAGTCTAACTCTATGGGTATAGCAACATTAAACAGGTTAACTCAAATGGGTTACTTGAACATGTACTATCAGACTAAGATGGCGAATGTATCCAAAGAAGAAGGTAGTAGAATTGGCTGGAGAACAACATCAGCTTCTAAGCCAGCTATTATTGGGTTCTTAAAGAATGCTATTGAACAAGAAGATATATGGATACCTTCTAGGGTTATTATAGGTGAACTTATGAACTATGTAGCAGACGAGTCTGGAAAGACAAATGCTATCATAGGTCAGAATGATGATACAGTTATTGCATTGGCTATTGCTCTTGAGGTTATCAGGACACACGGAGACAAGTTAACAAACACAACAGTACCCTTCTCACAACGTAT